CGAGCCATTGCCATACTGGTTGCTTCTGCATATGGCTGAAACACATCGTAGTTCATTCTACGTGTATCGAAACCTTCTACAAAATAACCTGCATTTTTAGGCTGAGCAGATACTCGTCTGCGTTTGTGGGATATTGCTTGCACAGGAGAGTCAGCAAAACGTGCGACTTTATCCAATGCTTCAGCAGTACCTATCTTATCGATAAATTCTGCAACACCAGAGCAATCTGGTTTATTAGTTACGAAGTTACGTAACCGTGTTGTTTTTTGTTGAAGCGAATGTAGTACATCGGCAGAATACCTATGCACATAAGACGTTTCAATGTCATGATAATTAGCCATATAATCCTTTTATGAAAAAAATCTAGGAACACGAACCACTCGTATTCCGATTAGAAATCACTCTAACCTAGAGATTGTCCATAAAAGGGTCTCAAAGCAGTTTTCGATAGGCCGAAGGGTTATCTATCTACTTGCTTCTTTTATTCGGTCTAAACCTTCTTTTAGTGAAGGTGTGATGTATTAACGTACTCTTCCTTGGCCTTGATATGCCTGTTTGAAGAGTTTGTCCATTTTATTCATCGCATTTTTATGACCGGGATTGCGATTATCCCTATATGCTTCAGAAAACTCTTTGTCACGATACAGTGCTTGGATTTCATCTTTAGCGGCATCCGGGGACATGCTATTTCCTCCAAGCCCTGAACCGATAACTAAGGAGTCTTCACCTAGCATCTCACCAACTTTAGAAAAAGCACGGATCACTTCAGGGTGATTACCCATGCCAGACTCGTCCATAAGTTTGCTGAGTTCTGGTGTACCAATTTGCCCGAAAGCACGTTTGGCATAGTCTAATTTTCCATCATAATCTCTCCCCCACTCACGTTGAAGATTGATTTCTGTCTGGACTTTCATATCTGCCATTTGTTGAGTAGAAGCATTATGTTCTTCTTCTTGAATCTCGTTATACAAATGGAGCATATTATCTGCTTGTTGTTGAGTCAGGCCAGAATCATGAGCAAACTCACGAAACCCATCTAACTCACCATTTTGATCACCAAATTCGTCAAAATTATAACCATTTGGTTGTTCTGGTCTACCTAATTGATTCCAGATAGACTCCCTATTTTCTCCTTCCTGCGGAAGTTGAATTAGGTTTTCTGGCTTACCACCAATCATCTTGACTGCATTAACGTAGGACTTTGCCAGTTTGTCTACTGAGTCAAATGTTTGGAGACTTGGTTCATCCCTTAGACCTTCAGGCATATTAGAAGCACTAAATTCAAAGGAATTAGTTTCTTCAGCAACTTGTCCTGAATCGTCAGGGGCAACTGTTTCTTCACTCATAATCAAATTATGTTAAGGTTAGGCTCGTTGTTGAAGACGAGCAGTTTCCTGCATGTCAATTCTTTTACGAATAGTCTCTAAATCTGCACCAACGAGATTAATAATCTCCATTACTACAGTTCTTTGACCTTCCTGCCATGCAGAGGTATAGGGGTCATTGGAATGAGTAGTTCGGTAAACAAAATGTGAATTAGCTAATAATGCTAAAACGTCTTTACCCTGCTCACTACCAAAAACCTCTTTAAAGTTCTGTCTTTTCTGTTTTTCGTTATTCCAACGATTTCTCATTCTGCCTGTGCATTTAATGCATTAGCTTTTGCTTGCTTTTCAGTAACATTAGCTGTTGATTCTGCAAGTTGCATTTGTTGCTGTGCTTCTTTTTCTCTCTGTTGTGCTTGAACCATTGCTTGTACTTCTTCTTCGGATCGCAAATTAGATACAGGAATTTGTAATACTTCAGCAGTATTTTTAAGTATTTGCTGAGTATTAAAATACATTGGTATTGTTTGATCTATCTGAGCAAGTGGCATAATCATTTCAAACAACTGATTCATAGAGTTTATTTCACCAGATCGTAACGATATAGACACAGGATTCAAGTATTCTATTTTAAAGTTATTCTCCATTTCCGGTGGCATTTCAGGCATCAGAAAACTTCTCATTAGGATATTTACTGTCCTTCTGATAAGTGGATCAAGAAATTCTGCTTCCTGACGAGCGAGTATTGGGCCAAGTACAGGCATCCTTTGTCTCATCCTTACAGAAACTTCTGTTGCAGAGAAGCGCATTACATCGCCATCGGGAGCAACAGGGCCGGGTAATTCAAGTAAATCTAAAAAGTATCCTTCCCTAATAGCGGCAGTGCATTTAGCACTTAATCGTTCTGCATAATCTGGTCGTGCATTTGTAGGTGCTTCAAATATTGTATCTTTGCCACCTAGTCCAACTGTATAATAATTTATTGCATCTGGTGTTGTATCTAGTGGATCAAGTAGCCCTGAATCTGGAACAAACATTGGGGGAGACACCGCCTTTTGAACTGCTTTCAGATAAGTTTTATCTACTTCAGTGATAAGTCTTATGTCAGGCATTATCTCCCAAGTTGGGCCTCTACCATAGATTTCACGATCCGATCTTTCCCATCTAGCACAGATATAGGGCATTTCGTCGTACCCTCCTAATGAGAGGATAGTCTTTTTATCTTTTAAATAATGTGCTGATACAAATGGTTTCTGAAACCCTTCTGGCAACATATCTATTGCAGTCCATGCAGGAAATACTGCGTGTACCACATCATATTCATCTAGGAGTTTTTCTGAAGTAGCTTTTTTAAGTATTTCTTCTGGTAGAGTTTCAGGATTAAACCTAGAAATTAAGTCTTTTGCTGTTTGTTTATAGTTCCGAAAAACTGTATCAATTTCCATTTCGCTACCAGACCCAAGTATACAATCCGAAAGAGGGAAATTACGATAACGAGGGCCAAAGCCGGGAACGTCTTCAACAAAAATGATACCAGTGCCGAAAGACCCTGCTTCAAGATAGTATTGAAAGACTGAACTTTGGAAATTACTGATTGGTCGTGATACATGGTATTTTACAATTTTAGATGCTTCTTCTAACCAGAGTGCTACGTTACGTTGCTTATCTAGTTGTGTTATGCCAGTAGTTAATTTAAACCACTCTGCACCCATTGGTGTAAATACATTATGTATATTAGATGCAAAGCGTTTCAATAATCGCATTGCTGTACCTTCAAACGCCATTTCTAGACGTTCTTTACCTTTTGACTGAACAGAAATGAAGTCTGCACGATGAGGCAAAACGTATTCTGCCATATCCTGCCATTGACGTTCCCAATTATGCCGATTATTCTTCAGCTTTTCATGGTGTCGATCTAGTAACGCCCCTAGAGCATTTGTTTCGCCATATGGCATAAATTTACTCAGTTAAAATTGTAGCGGATTGGCCTTGAGTTTTGTTTGCGGCTAATCTAGCCCTATCACCTGTGCCTCTATGTTTTTTACCTGTACCTTGGTAATTACCACCTTCTTCTTCTCCACGACCAGATTCTGATTCAGAATGTAAATACACTGATCCATCTGGCTTAAATCCCTTTTGTTTATTTATATCTTCCCATTCATTCATTGTTTCAGCATGTGGATCGACATAACCCGGATCACCCGGCATCAGACCTTCTTCTGTTGCTGTACCTGTAGGTGGCCTCATCCAATAGGTGTTATTGTTTTGTGCTGGAGCAATTGGAGGCTTGTCTTCAGGCTTCAAATTCGCTGGTGGCGGTGCAGGTGGCGCCGCTATAGTATTTTGTTTAGGATATTGAGTTAAAATACTCTTAAATGGGGGCATCATATTGATCTCCTTGGTTATGGGCCAGTTAATAATGTTGCAGATTGACCTTGTGTTTGATTAGCCATAAGTCTGCCACGCATATTATTTTGTTGACGACGTTGAGCTTCCAATTCTGCAAATGCAGAGTCATCCCCACCTTCATATGTAGGAGAAGAATAATCTACATTATCATTTGAACTATCACCGTCATAATTAGTGCCGAACAAATGATGAGACCCTTTTTGACTCCATTGTTTTGCAGTATCAGTCATGGTTTTTAAATATCCACCGGGACCTTCTGTTATAGTCTTCACTCCAGAAGTAGCAGTTTCACCTATAGGCTCCATTACAGTATTAACTGCCGCACTAACAGTGTTAGATGCTTTTTTGGTATAATTACTTATAGTTGAACCAGCATTTGAGCATTCGGATATTTCACCTGAGTATTCAAATGAGTCTTCTGATATTTTTACTAATTTATCATCAATAATTTGATAAACAACTTCGTTATAAATCTTCATATTCACCTTTATTGGTTAGAGTTTTTTCCGTAATAAGACAAAATCTTCATTATATTCTGTTAATATTTTTTTCCATCCCCTTCTTGCGTACATGTCCATATGTGAACATCCTTCTTTAATAGCCCATTGTTCTAATTCATATACAGTATTGTTTATCCATTCATGTAATCTTCTGCCAGCACAAGTTACTACTCTGCCTATTTTATGTCTTGGATAAAAAGCAAATTCTAATGTAATTACTCCAACTATATCTTCGCTATTTTCTTCCTTTACAATCCATAAAACGTGATTACCTTCTTTTAAAAATGACTTTACATCATTTTCATCTAAAAATTCGTCATTTGTTCTAACTATTTCGTGCTTAACTTTATCCCATATACCATCTATATCTTCTTTTGGGATTATTATATTTTCAAACGCTATGGTTTCACTCATGCGATCATATTTTCGCTAGGAGCGAAATAATCGTAATTACTAATTGCCCTTCTTGGCCTATTTTTCTTTCTACCTACAGAGGCAAACTGCAATGATTGTGATGCATATCTAGTTGCACTCATTAAATCGTCATGTATCTTAACGATTTTTCCGTCTTTCCTGTGATACATCCTCAATTCCTCAAACCAAGGATGCAGGTAATTAAATACTTTAAATCTACCTGTCTGCATTCGTTGTAGCATATCCATAATCCCCGGTTCTACTGAGATGCTACCATCGGTATTTTGGAAGTGTTTGTGTATCATATTCAAACCCTGCTTCCTATATAGTTCCGCTAGTGGTCTTCCTGAACCTTTATCATGCTGTGATCCATCATGAGGCCACACCACAGGAACCCAATCACCTCTTTCTCTAATTGCCGCTGAGTGGACTACAGGAGTCTCTGTTGACTTCCTATAACAGTCATAAACATAAACTGTATCTGTATCCCTATCCCAAGCAATCCATACTGCGGCAGTTGGGTGATCCCAACCAAAATCCAAACCACAAATTCTAGGCCAATATTCAGGTAATGCGAATGGTTCTACTTTTAGATCATCCTCATTTACAGTGAAAACCATACCTGAACCTAGAACTGGTATGCCCTTCGATCTCATATCACGTTCATGTGCTGGTAATGCACGTAATATTTCTTCTTTTACACTTTCGTCTAGATGCGATGCATCGTCCCAAGTTGCATGATATAGTGCTTGAGACTGTCCTAATCTAGTCATGAACTGTGTTACTACTTCAGTCATTCCAGATTCAGGAGTAAACGTCATATAGACGATACCGCCACTTTTAAGTGATGCACGTAGTGCTTGGGAGTAAATATCCTGTGGTGGTTCTTCGTCCAGCCAGATTACATCTACTGCTTTCCCCATCCACTGCATCTTACCCTGCTCATAGGACTTAAACGTGAGCTTAGAGTTTTTCCCGGAGACATGCCTCACCTTAAGCGATTGATACGCATTCGGTACTCCCGGTAACCGTTGTGGTGTGCCGACTATATATTGTTTCGGTATTGCACCTTTTCCGAAATCTTCTTCATCCCCGGCTTCACCTAATAATTCAGTTTGAACTATATCTCTAGTATTGCCTGTCGTATTTCCTGCCGCCCAAGCAATTATTGGTCTATTGAATGTTGCACCATTCCACCAAGACGGATAACGACCAGTTAAGTGATATGCCATCTCAGTTGCACCACAGAAGGTCTTACCTGTCTTATTAGCCGCCATTAAGAGTCTTTGGCGTGCTAACTTACCCCCCATGTCTTTTGCGCTATGAAAGCGTTTCTGGTACTCATAAGGCTCATACTCATGCAGACGATTAGTTTCGTATAATTCCGTAATCTGCTCTGCAATCTCAATGGCCTTTTCAGCCTTATTGGTCATAAATCACCAAAATTTAGACCATGTTTCTTTCTAGGTAAGCCAAGTACATGCGGATACATCATTGACATTGTATCAGAGAAACTTGGATCTTCTTTCTGTGTATATTCCTTTGCCTTCTTCCTAGCTTTTGCTACTCCTAATACTGAAGAGAACAAATTCAATGCGCCTAACCCTCTAGTAAACTTTATTCCTTTTCCTACACTGCCATGTTTCTTTGCTGTAGATTGGTATTTACGTTCAATATTAGAAGAGCCGGGTTTTGTGGCAAATCTTTTTTGTATCCTAGTTGCAACAGTTTCTCCCCTTGTACTTGCCGCAGTAACCACCTTTTTACTTGGTTTTGCAGTAGAGGTTACTTTTTTTAATTTTGGAGTAACTTCAGTAGTAACATTCTTAGTCTTAGTATAAATTTTGACTCGCCCTTTTTTTGCTTTAAAAGTTGGGGCATTTTTAGCTCTTTTTGCAATCGACTGTTCTTTAGACAATTTATCCCCTGCACCTTCGTAAAATTTCTTTTGGAACGTCCAATTACTATAATTAGTTTGTTTAGGGAATACTGTATTAGAAGGACTAACTGGTTTTGGTTTATTAGCATGAGATGTCGTAACCCCCCTACCACTTGTAATCATGCTCTTCTGAGCCGGGACATTTACTTTCTTCTTCGTGGTAATTTCCTTTACACTTGTTGTTTCACCAGTATGTTTCCTTATAGCAGTTACTTTTTTCTTTGAACTAACTTTTGGTTTATTTTCTGTAGCTTGTGCAACTACATTATCGATACGACCTTCTTCTGGTACACTGACTTGTTTATTACCCTTCCTAAATAAATCAATAGCAGGTCTTAATTCTTCTTTACCTGAAATATCGGGTCTATTAGTATTTAAGTTAAATTTACCTTCATTTTCAATAATAGCATTTTGTGTTTTGTACTTTCCTTTTACAAAAGACTTAGCAACTTTACTTGCTATTTTCAGATTAGTTTTTGCTACTTTAAATTTACCTTTTACTTTATCGGGATCGATACCAGCATCGGAATTTGGTAGTCTCAATGACTTAGTGTAGTGTTCTTCTACATATTCAGACTGAGATTGGTCTTTAATTTCATTACCATGATAATCATATTGAACAGAGGAATTTAATGAGTCATCATGAAGTGGCAATTCATCAAATTCATCCCTTCGTGGCCCACTATTAGGATCAAAATCTAATTTATCGACACCTTCAGTCCCTTTTTCTGTAAAATATTCATAATTCGTTGCTTCAGGAACTAATGTTTTTGTATCAAAATCTTTTGTGAGTATTGTTCCTTCAGGGATTTTGTTATATTCAGTTCTTCCTTTTAGTCTATTGTATTTGTCTAATTGATCTTTATTTAACCAAGGGATAATATCTTTTGATTTGTCTGTGTATTGTTTCTTTTCAAATGATTTATACTTTCTTTTGACAAAATCTAGTCCTGCTTGGTACATTTCTGGATCATCTGTATCACCTATTTCATCTAGTAGTATGTCTTTAGGTTTATTAAACTGCGAAACAGCCCTACCTAATAGTTTACCTGTATCTGGATCATAAGTATTAGATGGGTTAGTGTCCTTTAAATGTTTAAAACGATCACTCCAATGCTTATCGTGTCCACCTGCTGAATAACCCTCACCTAGCCTATGATATTTAACCCCACCTTTTAACTCTGCTTGTGTCCTTAACTTTGCACCTCTTGTAAAATTCTCTGCATCATACTTACTTGCTTTATTAATCCGGTAGGTATATCCACTTTTCCTTATTGCTTCATTTACACTGTCACCTTTTTGGTCTGTAAGCATAAAACGGATTTCTTTATCTTTATTACCCTCAACAATCTTTTTTGCTTCAGATAATATCCGTTCAGGCGATTCCTTATGCCTACTTGTAATGCGGTGGTATTCTATTGGTTTATTCTTTGCCATATCTGATTTATCTACCCATTTTCCGCTAAAAGGTTTTTTAGGCTTTGCCTCTATTTTAGCGATAGATTTTTTTAATTCACTAATTCTTGGGTTATTCTTGTAATTCCCTCTTAGAAGTGCTTTATATTCTTTTGAACTTAATCCTCTTTCTTCTGCTTTTTTGGCAATATTTTCTTCACCAGATGATAAAATATTTACTCTATCTTTCTGACGGGATAGTTTTCTTTTTAAAGTATATAACCCCTCTGGGCCACTGTATTTAGCCATCAGTTTATTGTCGGCCCTGAAATTGTTTTGCTACTCCTAAATGCCCCAA